GCCTGTTTAAGGCGCTGCCCCACACACTCAGTACAAGTTTACACTGGCGTCCAAACCCAGTGTACGTGAGTACGCACGCTTTGATACTGCGAAGGTAGTGATGAAACATCACTAACTTCCCCCTCGCAGTATCTGCTCCTCATCCATGCTATGTAGAAGTAATTATCATAACCTACTACTACATCGCTGTCTGGGATGACACCCATACTCAAGACCTCGTCGCGCTGATAGTAAAACCTACTATCTTTGCGCGGGGCCATCCCTGGTGTATACTTTCGACACACCAGATGCCTATTAAAGGTTTTGTCAGTATAGATAGCAAGACTGTTTTCACGGTCAGAGAAAAGTATCGGATTTTTACCGTTACGTTGCTTGACGCCCAAAATATCAAGCGTCAGGCATAACTCTTGAAGGTAACGAGCCAGTCGAAAGTACGAATACTTTCGTGACCTGTTACACATCGAGACCAGTGAAGCAACCCTACTAGCGTTGAGAACCTCATCGTGCTCACGCCCGAATCGGAAGTACAACGGTGTAACATCTTTACCATCAAGATGATGGCTTCCACACGACTCGCGAAAAGCTGAGTCGCCGAAGAAGGATTTCTCGGTATTAACCTGGAAACCAAAAGATGAAAGAAGCGATATGACGTCAGACGTCAACTGTGAATCACAGATGATGTCATCACCATATACCCGGAAGGGTTGGTAACGGATACTATCGCTCCACCCGAACTTGCGCTCGAATAGGCGAGGTAGTAAGTGAACCATTACCTCCCCACTACCATGACGCTGCCTGTATGCCGCGAGTATCACTATCGAGGCAAACAGCACGGTTTGCAGTGGAAAGCAAACTGCACTTCCCATTGGAGCGAATTTTATGTTCTTATGTTCGCTACCATCAGGAAGCTCCGTGCGAATCGATCGTGTAGCAGAGAGACAAAGAAGAATCTCTCGCGGGAAGACCTCTTTTGCGAGGCTCCACGCTACACTATCAGAGGCTGCAGATAGATCGATGGTGTCTACTAACGACGATAAGGATCCGAACTGTGATCCCGCCTGATTCCAGGCTTGGTCGTTAATATTCACGAAGTTACCTAAGAAGCCATTCTTCATGGCCTTTTCTAGGGCAACTCTAACGCTCTGTTGAGCCCACTGTAGGGCCACAGGTTCCATACAAATGGACCTGCGACTCTTGTAGGTTTTAGGAACGAACATCAATCTAGCGACAGAAGTCGCGTCAATGTCTACTTTAACCTCCGCACCGCTAGGGGTTAGCAGGGCGTTAGCATACGTCTTATTCAAGCCGAACATCAGCTTGAGCCTACCGGGAAAAGAACTCTCTAGCAATTCGTTTTTAGACGAAATGCCTCGAATCCGCCTTTGGGCTACAGCACCACTACCATGTACTGGAAAAGGTACATGTTCGAAGCGCTTTAAACAAAACGTTACAATCGTCTTTAGTTGAGACACGTAGTCGGGAAGACTAAGTGACTCCAATCTTGCTTCAACATCTAGCCAAGAGCTAAGTGCCTTGGATTCTAGAGCGTCGTCGGCGTAGTAGAGCTTCTTTCCAAAGGATAGGAAGCTGTACACATAGCGAAACGACCGAATACTCCCAGTTCGATAGAAATGAAGGTACTCCGGAAAAATAGGAGTGTTCTTCATAGAATCGATGAAACCTATAGAGGTTCCAAAATCAGTATGAGTAACTGATAAAGTTAATTCATCTGCTAACTGAGAGTAACGAGCGATAGTTTCGAGGAGAGTGGAAAAGGTTTGAAAATAGAACCTCTGACCAGTTCTCCGAGAGACAGGGCCCGTGCAAGGACAATCGGCAAGTAGAGACACCCAAGAGGATACGAGGATAGCGCAGTTGAAACTGTTGCGCCCATGTATACTCTCGAAATGCCGTAGATCCTCATCCGTTGGGGATTTTAACGGACGAAGACCAGACCTCGAGGGGAAATAAACCCTTGAGATCTCAACCCATCTTCTCATCGCTATGCATCGATCTCAGCAATGACTTGGGCAAACATGTCCAAGACATTCTCATTCGGAACGGTGGAAGTTACGCCATCGAACCAAAGAGTGTAGAGATTCGAGATGAGCGACAGAACAGCCGTGGTGTCTCCGAAACCGGAGGCCTTCGGTACGGTCACTGCCATGACGGCCCGGATAGGGCTATCAAGGACAGTGGAGCCTTCCGAGTCGACACCAGTCATCCCGGTTTCCAAGGAAACCGAGTAATTGACACTACCCTTTTTCGGGTAGATGCCGACGCGAATGCTCATCGGTTGATCCTCAACTGCCGTCATTAGACGATAGATAGTTTCAACCGATCCATCAGTTCCGCGAGTCCGAGATTGTATCTTGAGATTCGTGCGAGGGAGGGTAGGGACAGCCGTTGTTACGGGCGTCGCCACCACGTTATGGATCGTATATGTTACTGACACGGAGTTTCTCCTTATGTCGGTTAATAGCCTTCTATAAGGCTAGGACGTTTACTTTCCACGTACTAGTTTATAAGCTAGTGACGCGGCGGACGTTATGTCCGTGGGGCCTGCGGCAGAGAAAAAGTCAAAACGAGACTTACCGAAGCTCAAAAGAGTGTCGGAAGTTGACCTACAAAAGTAGGAAAATTTGACTGAATCCTCACCGCTCGGCGAAAAGCCGAAAGGTTCGTAATCCTCTCGCAATACATCGCGAGTCGCTTTAATGGTGCTGACAACATAGTCAACATCAAATAGAAGCAACATCATCTGATTGTCGATGACGGATAATCTGTCATCAATGTTGAAAAACCAATCAGCGACGAAGGAAAAACGAACAAGGTTCCAAACGTTTTGAAGGTTTGGAATTAGTCCAGCGGCACGAGCCGGAAGGAGAGCAGCTAACACGGACGAGACATCCTGCTTGATCACTACTTTGGAACCGTAACGAACGGTCCACCCATCGTAGTTAAAGTCGAAGTGTCCATAAAGGGCACGACGAGGCTTAATCAAGCGATATGACTCGACCAGACGCCTCCCATGAGTAGCGAGCGCTTGCGCGTCGCTTATCGTGGGAGCTATGCCGAAGCTATAGAGAAGTGAGTAATCTGAGAGAAGATCGAGAACAGACAAAGTGTTTGCATTTCCTGATGCAAGCTTCCGAAGAAACTTGCGATAGGAACCAAACCCTTCGATCAGTGACCGAATCTCATAAAGATCGCCCAAAGTCTCTAACATGTTCACGTCGATTGACTCAAAACCGTCTTCCAAAGCACGGCCTTGGGCAACTGTCAAACCGGGATACAAATCCGGCAAGTCAGACTCGATAGCTCGCATAAACGCTTTAAGGCGTTTGTTCTTATACGAGCCAGGAACATAGCTTGGTTCATTGTATAGCCAAGGCAGAACACCCCTAGGCGAAGAAGCATTTGTAAGTGCGACTCCGCTAAGGTGACCATGATTCACTAAAGTCAAGCGATCAGTTCGAGGATAAGAAGCGATGTATTGACAACGCTTCCAGTCACTCGAACCTACGCTATAGTGAAAGCGATTCTGATGAAGTACACCCACGTTTGTAAGCGTAGGTGTAATAGAGTCGGAATAGTCCCAGTAGTACTGGTCATAGTCAACAATCAAAGTGTGAGACATAAAGTCGTCAAGACCATAGGTCCCATCACTAAGAGGGGGTGAGCTTGGTAACAATGAAGAGACAAAGTAAATGGTGATTCGAACACTTGCTCTCTCACGTACAGCACTTTCGGTTGAAGAGCCGTCAGCAGCATACGTGTATGTGAAAGCAAGAGAGCTAACCATATCGTCCCGGTAGGTGATAGCCAAATCACTAAGAGTTAAACTTATAGTGACAGGCTTAGTCAACCAACCGGGCCAATTGGGAAAAGTGTGAGAGTAATTCAGGCCAGAAAAGGCGGAATTAAACTCAGCAATTGAATCATCAAATATTCCGAGAGAAGAAAAGAGCTCAAAGAAACTCACGAATTCGTAAGACATCTTGAGATTCTCATCTGTCGAAACAGATATAGTACTCGAATAGCGGTCGAAGTCGTTAGACTCATCGCGCATCCGGGAACTAGGAGGTATTCCGGTAAGAACATCACCAGAAAACTTCCCGTGAACAACAGAATGCTCACCAGAAACCCTGCCAGTCGAAGAACGAAAGTTCCAAGAACTGAACAGCTGGAGGACGTTATGAAGATTATCTCCACGACGTCTGAACAAATCGAAGTCAGGGGGTTCTACGTTACGTAGAATACCAGGGTGTTTAATTACCCTTTCCTGAGGACGAACGTGAAGTCGACCAAAGATCTGAGGAAGATCTAAGGAGCTTCGCCTAAACTCGTACTTGAATAAGCTATCGGAAATGGGATTCGACCAGGCAAAGTTACCAATGCCAGGTAGATGAACCTTACCGTACAAATTCGAGTTCGAGCTATCACCGGAGGTATTTACTGCTCCGGTGATTATAGGGGCGAAGAAGTCTTCGGATTTAAGTATCCAAGACAAGACTACGCGCTGAGGGTCAACATATCTCTCTGTCAACATAGAATTAAGCTCCGGCTCAAAAACATCGTTTACACCTCTGAGGAGTCCGTATCAACGATTGGCACTTTATGTGCCAAGTTGAGAAGATAGTGGATCACCTGGGAATACGGTACAGTAAGTACCAAAAATTCATCCCCAGTGTGATACAACTTAAATTCCCATTGATCGTTGATAGGGAAAGACTCGAGAGGAGACATGTTCCAGTGCTTGATAAGCACGTAGATTGAACCGTAGTCGTGCTCCCAGGATTCAACGCCAGTTTCTCGGTTGATAAAACCGAGATATATGACGATGAACTTGATAGCGCGATAGACGAAATCATTTACAACTTTTTCAAACATGGAACAGGTCCTCCTTGAGGAATAAAGTAAACGATACTTGCCGATGTCAAATCCTAGAAAACTAGGAAAGACGGGTGAGAGAGATAGCCAACTAAAAGTAAACGAGCAGACAGTTAGTACCATCAGACACTAAAAAGGTCACCTGACAACCATGCTAATGGATAGCAGAGGGTAGTAAGGATGAATATCCCAATGTTAGGCGTATGGTACTAAATACCGTCTTGCTCGCGTGCTAATAGGCAGGCTAACAAAGTCACCCTGACGAGAGATCCCAGAAATGGGAAGCTAGGTGTCAAACCCTAGCGAGATCCCCGCAATGCGGG